AATATTAATACGGTGCCCGCCTTTTGGTGGTCCCAGAATTGTCGGAATTTGAATTAAAGGTAAAATGAACTTCTAAATTACCAAAATGCCATTTGGAGGCTCACTATATATAGTCCTCCAAATCCTCCAATTCCGTAGAGCTTTGAGAGCCTCCGATTCAAAATGCCACGTAAGCAAGGGTTTAGAGTTCAAGCCAAAAATATTTTCTTAACGTACCCCAAATGTTCTTTATCTAAAGAGCAAGCGCTTGAGCAATTAAGGGCAACCCATTGCCCGTCTGATAAACTGTTTATCAGAGTTAGCCAAGAGAAACACCAAGATGGGTCTTTGCATCTCCATGTTCTCATCCAGTTCAAGGGGAAAGCAGAGTTCAAAAACCCACGACATTTCGACCTACAACATCCACATAACTCCTCCCAATTCCATCCAAATTTCCAGGCAGCTAAGTCCTCCTCGGATGTCAAGTCATACATCGAGAAGGACGGAGACTACCTCGACTGGGGTGAATTCCAGATCGACGGCAGATCTGCTAGAGGAGGCCAGCAGACTGCTAACGACGCTGCCGCAGAGGCATTAAACGCAGGTTCTAAAGAAGCTGCGTTACAAATAATCAGGGAGAAACTCCCTGAAAAATTTATATTTCAATATCATAATTTAGTTAGCAATTTAGATAGGATATTTTCTCCTCCTCCTTCTGTATATTCTTCACCTTTTTCCATTTCTTCTTTCAATAATGTTCCTGACATTATCAGCGATTGGGCTGCTGAGAATGTCATGGATGCCGCTGCGCGGCCAGAGAGGCCCATAAGTATAGTTATAGAAGGGCCAAGTAGAATAGGTAAAACAGTTTGGGCTAGATCCTTAGGACCACATAATTATCTGTGTGGGCATTTGGACCTGAGTCCAAAGGTGTATAGCAACAGTGCTTGGTATAACGTCATTGATGACGTCAACCCCCAATACCTAAAGCACTTTAAAGAGTTCATGGGGGCCCAGAAGGACTGGCAAAGCAATTGTAAATACGGAAAGCCAGTTCAAATTAAAGGTGGAATACCCACTATCTTCCTCTGCAATCCAGGAGAAGGCTCTTCATTTAAACTCTGGCTGGACAAGCCAGAGCAAGAAGCACTGAAGAACTGGGCTGTGAAAAACGCAGTTTTCTGTGATGTCGACAGCCCCTTCTGGATACAAGAGGAAGTGTCCCGCTCAGGAACCAATACACGCGGCGGCCAAGAAGAGGCAGAGGAAAATTCCTGAGCCAAGGACAAGGATAGTGTGGAAGGGCTGCGGTTGTTCAGCCTTCATCACCAACGCCTGCAAGTTCCAGCATGGATTCACGCACCGGGGAGTCACTAAATCATGCACAGATTACGAGAGCAGCAGAATTCTTCAACAATCCCATGTCTGTGGGTCAGACTGCACCATTCCATCTACGACTGATGTATGTCCATACAAACAACCTAGACTCAAAGACGATCATGAAAGTGCAGCTTCAAGTCAACCACCGGAACAGGAGGGAAATTGGATTCCAGAAGATCTTCCTCCAATTCCGGATCATAACAACGCGTCTGATTGGTGCTATTCCCAATTGGACTGGTATTTCCAATCGCCTTAAATGGCGAATTTGTAATAGTTTAGCTAGTTTAGGTTATTTTTCATTGTTTAATTTAGTTTATGTAATTAGACATTTACCACAACAATGCTTGTGGGTAGAAGAAGTCGATGTAATAGATTGCAAAGATGATATAAAAGTACTTCTTTATTAATTTTTGAGCGAGTCATAAAAATAAGACCTGCAACGCAGTGTCTGATACACAGGATTGCTAGCATGACTGCTAGCAGAATACAACATTAATGCATTCTCTAAATGATTCTCATACTTAGCTTCCTCCTTATGATTATAAGTAACATGATTATACAAACTCTTAAAAAACTTCCGAACCAAAGCCTGCTCTTTGTGGTTATAAGGACCACCGGAAACAGTAACAGAAAATTTCTTCAACACCTGCATTCTATCTCTCAGATCCATTCGGATCTTAGCAGTAGTGGGCTCGTTATCATACATTGTAAACGCCTGTGTAAACGTCAATGGATCCTTATTGGGCCTCCTATCTCGGATCAACCAGAAAGTAATGATGTTGGTGTGGTCCCTCTTGGCGACGTTGTCATCCATCCAAACCTTACCATCAATACCCATGGACTTAATACACACCCTCTTACCCAAACGATGGGTAAGCCCAGTACCTCTAATAAAATCAGAAACACAAATAAAGGTCCCACTATGTGGGACTTCCATCTTGAATTCGTAATCCTGTACCTTACAAGGACCCACGCATCCCTTCGGAATGCGATCACCCCTCCTTCTCTTCATCTGGACGCTTCTTGAAATCGGGACATAGCTTCGGGCAGCAATTGGGACAGCATTCCCAGTGTAAGGCACGATAGCTGTCTCGAAGTTCAGCCTCCGTCTTACCTGTCTCCCCCCATAGGGATGAAATCTCGGCGAAACGCGCATTCGCCCGGTCATACTGCCTGACCCTGAATATACGGATTAACTCCGAACAGAGCTCGAACCCTAGGGTTCCTGGCTCGTATTTCTTCAAAATACCTTGTAGGTATTTAACGGAAAGCATACACCTGAAACCGTATAAAGTATCTGGTAGTGGGTTCTGAAGAGGATCCCACATTTCAGCCATACTTGGGCGCCAAGCACGGCAACCTGATTGGTCCTTATAAAGCAATGCCATCATTATTCGTGGGACCCACAAAAGGGGGCGCGGCGGGCACCGGT